GCACTGCGGTAGAATCGCCACCCGCGGCACGCGTCAATTGACGGTCCGCTTGCGTAGGCGGTTTGCCGCCACGCTGTCGCACAGCCATGCCGGCATAGCTCAGTTGGTAGAGCAACCGCCTTGTAACTCGGACGCGGTTGTTGTGGAAGCCGAACCGAAAGCTAAGCACGGCAAGGCTTTAGGCTCGCCAGCGGGTAAACTGCGAGGCAAGCCGAACACGGTTTGAGCAAGAGAAGTACGACATCGCCGCTTTAGCTCAGTCGGTAGAGCAACTGATTTGTAATCAGTAGGTCGTCCGTTCGATTCGGACAAGCGGCACCACCTCGGCAGATTTGCTCATGAGTGGGAGGGCGATAGGAACTTCCTCACCTTGCGTTCGAGGGAGGCTGGGTCGCGCGTCTCGCATTCCCATATGGTCAAGACTTTCCAGCCCTGAAGCTGGAGAGCCGTAGTGTTCTCTGCGTCACGTCTTTGGTTGCGTTCGAGCTTAGGACGCCAGTAGTCCGTGTTGGACCTGGGAACTCGAACGCTAGGGCAGCCGTGCATATGCCAGAAACAGCCGTGGACGAATATGACGGCTTTGCGGCTTGGAAACACGAGGTCAGGCTTTCCAGGTAGATCCCTGCGATGGAGGCGGAATCTATAGCCGCAGCGGTGAATCAGTTTGCGGACGAGGAGCTCGGGCTTGGTGTCCGAGCTCCGTATCGCGCTCATATTCGCGCTTCGGCGGGCCGGTGAAATCTTATCCACCGTCCCAGCGTCCTCAGGCAACCGCAAACATCTTGCGTGCGGTGATGGCTTTGTAGATCTCTCCGGCAACCGCCTTGGCAACCGGCGGGGGGAAGGCATTCCCGATTTGGCGATACGCCGCAGTCTTTCTGCCCGAGAATTGCCATTCATCGGGAAAGCCTTGAATGCGTGCAGCCATGCGGGTCGTAAGGCGCGGCATCCCGACAAAGTTACGCTCCGGTGGGGCATCCCAAATACCGAGGCCGTCCACTCCAAGAGTTGCCCATGCGCGTTTGGCGCGCGTAGGCCCTAGATCGGGACCGCCATGCTTCTTTGAGCCCCCAACTAGGGTAGGTGCGATGGTATTGGCTTGCTCCTTCCAGCGATTCGCTCCGCGCCATCCTGCTTCAGCCATCAGGTCGTGCAGCAGTTCGCCAACGGTAAGAGGATCCTTCTCGTTGGGCTTTGGCCACGAAAACTGACCAGCGAATTCCTTCTGGATGCCAACGAAGACAACACGGGGACGCAGCTGCGAGACGCCGTAATCGGATGCATTGAGCAACCGCCAGCTTGGGACATAGCCCAGCTTCTTAAGTTGCTTCTCAACCTTATTGCGGTAGTCATCGAAGACGGCATCAAGCAGGCCGCGTACGTTTTCAAGCATCACGGCCCGCGGGCGGCATTCGTCCACGAGCCTGATGGCTTCCGGGAACAGGTCGCGCTCGTCATCAGCACCAAGTTGCTTCCCAGCCTTAGAAAAGGGTGGGCATGGCACTCCGCCTGCGAGAAGGTCGATGCCTTTATAGGCCTTGGCGCTGAAAGTCCTCAGGTCTGTTTCGAAGACCTGCCAGTCGGGACGGTTGGCGCGCAGGGTGGCACATGCGGGCGGTTCGATTTCCACGAGGGCCTCGTGGCCGAAGCCAGCCAGCTCAAGGCCAAGCGCCTGGCCGCCGGCGCCGCTACAAATTTCCAGGGAAGTGGGTCCGCTCATTTAGCACTCTGCAATTTGTGATCTTTCTCAAGCGGCAGCGCTAGCTGGCTGCCTCCTGCACTTTTTTCAACGAAGGTACGCATGAACTGGCGCAGCACCTGAGACGCTTGGACATCTTGGACTCGGCACGCCTCGACGAAGGACTCCCGCAGGCCCCTATCAACACGAATACGCAGACCGACATCTTTTCTGTTCACCCAGCGAATCTATCACGTGGATACACACTTGTGTATCCACGTGGGCATCTCCATACTCAAAAGCAGCATGTAGGAGATGTGAGAGATGAACGCGGTTATTCCGAATCCACTCGCTGCAGACCCGGCATTGGTTCAAGTGCAGGCTGAACTGCTCGCAAAGCCGGACTTGCTGGGTACGGTAGGCCGCGCGCTTCGCAAATCGTTTGATGAAGTCATCGATGGTCCGCGTACCGGTAGGTATCGCATTGAGCAGTTGGAGAAGACAGAGAAGACCTACATCGGCACGAAGGTCGAGATTGTGCTCCGGACTGAGTTGGCGCTCGCGCGCGGTCTAATTCTCGACAACCTGATCGCCGGTCACGAGGTGGATACTAAGTTCACCGTGGGTGGCACTTGGATGGTTCCGCGCGAGGCCTTCGGAGAGCTCTGCCTCCTCGTCAAAGGCAGCGATAACGCCGGAGTCTGTGGGATCGGGATTCTGCGGATGGTGCCAAGTGTTCTGACGAACGGGGCGAACCAAGATGGTAAGAAGAGCGTATCCGCTGCAGGCAAGGCGCAGATCGTTTGGCTCGCGCAGGGCGCGATGCCCCGAAACTTCATGCTGGATCTGCCCGATCCAGCGCGTGTTGCCATCATGTCTGCGCCGAGCGGAAAGCAAGCGATCGCTGCGTTGTTTCGGAATGCGCGCGGGAAGATTATTCCTCGCGGGGTCATTGAGCAGGTGGCTCAGCAGAGGGACCCTCTCAAGCGTGCTCGTGAGGCTAAAGCGATCCTTGCACCTGAAGGAATTCAAGTTCTCTGCGCGACCTATGCGGCCGACCGCGCCCAGTTTGTGGCGCAAGGTTTCACTCAGTTCAACGATGATGACTGGTTGAGTATCTGACAACGATCGCCTGGTCTTCCCGATCGGCTCGTGTCGCGTCCAGGCGCATCGGCCTTGGCGCTGAGCCGCCCGGACCTGACCGGACCTCCTGGGCTCACCGGGGCGACCGCACAAACGTTGGCATATTCGCGCGCCGGCTTGTTGCATCATGTGTCGTGTCGGCGCCACCAACCGCCGACGCCGCCAGGCTTTCGGTGGCCCAAACAGCCGAGACCCACCCCGCCGACTGAGGGGAATCACGGGTCCATCTCTGCGACGCACAGCAGGCAGTCCCGACGCGGCAATTCGCCCCGTCGGGAATGTCTTGCCCGGTGCGGCACGTCGCCGCGCCGGGAGCCTGCCCGGAGTCAAAAGAGATGGAAACAAACCTGCTAGCGGAGCTGCACTCGCTGCCCGACGAGGCGCTGCTCACCGCCGACGAGGCCGCGCAGTTCCTGCGCCTCAAGTACACGACGCTCGCCTGGTACAGGTGCCAGGGCGTCGGCCCGAAGTTCTCCCGCGTCGGTCCGAAGCTGATCCGCTACCGCGTGGGCGACCTGCGCGAGTACGCCAGCGGCCAGGTGATGGGGGACGGCGTTCAGCGCGCCGCCCAGGCCGCGCTCGCCGGCCGCCGCCGCGCCGCCAGCCTGCGCCAGAAGTCGGAGGGCTGACCGATGGCCGCAAAAGAGAACGCCCACGGCGTACGAGACCGTGGGCGCGAGGTGACCAACCAGGAGACGGAGCTTGCCGAAGCTCACGGGATCAATGATGCCGCCGAGGTCTCCGTGCGGAAGCCATCATTCGACGTCGATGGGCTGATCCGCGCGGGCCTCACGCTGATCCCGCTGCACAGGTGGGACGCGAAGGACGCGAAGGGACGCCAGCGCGGCAAGTCGCCGATCGACCCCTCCTGGCAGGCGCGCGAGTACGACAGCCGCGAGGTGCTGCGCCGCGCCGAGCGCGACGGCCTTAACGTGGGCGTGCGCCTGCCGCCGACGTGGATGGTGCTCGACGTGGACCCGCGCAACTTCGGAGGCAAGGACGACCCCGACAACGCAGCAGGCCGCGATCCGCTGGCCGAGCTGGCGCGCGAAGCGGGGCTCGACCTGTCCGCGTGCCCCCACACCGTCACCGGATCGGGCGGGCACCACTACTGGTTCACCAAGCCGGCCGACGTGCAGCTGCTCGACAGCCTCGACGGGTACCCCGGCGTGGAGTTCAAGAGCCACGGCCGGCAGGTCGTCGCGCCCGGATCGATCCACCCGAACGGCAGGCGCTACGAGTGGGACGACCTCGCGCCGTTCCCCGAGGAGGCGCCGCCCGTGCCCGAGACGCTGCTGCGCCTGGCACGCCGCCCGGTACGCGCGCACGGCGAGGCCGCCGGCCTAGGCGAGCTCACGCCCGACATGCTGGCCGCCTCCCTGGAGTGGTTGGAGCCGACCGACTTCCAGGACCACGACACCTGGCTGGCGCTCATGATGGCCTGCCACCACGCAACGGCAGGCGAGGGGCGGCAGGAGTTCATCGACTGGTCCACATCCGACCCGCGTTACGCCGACGACGCCTGGACCATCGGCCGCCGGTGGGACTCGCTGCACGCGAGCCCGACGGGCGGGAGGCGCGGTCGCCCCGTCACCGTGAAGCTCCTGCACAAGGTCGTGCAGGAGGCGGGCGGCCAGGTGGCGCGCACCGAGCCCGAGGACGACTTCGACGCCTGGGACGACCCCGACGAGGCCGGCCGGGGCGTGGACGACGCGACGCTCCGCGAGGAGCCGAGGGCCGAGGGCGTCGCGGCCGTCATCGAGGAGATGAACGCCCGACACTACGTCGCGCTGGACAACGGGTTCCAGGTCGTGACCGAGGAGCCGGACCCGATCTTCAACGGCCGCGTGCGCTACCAGCGCATGTCGAAGAGCGACTTCCGCTCCACCTACGAGAACCAGCTCGTCGAGCGCAACGACAAGCTGGTGAGCAGGGCCGACCTCTGGCTCAGGAGCCCGCACCGCCGCACCTACAAGGGCATCATCTTCGACCCCGCGCGCGAGCTGGAGCACGAGGGCTGGCTCAACATGTGGAAGGGCTGGTCCGTCGATCCGAGGCCAGGCGACTGGTCGCTGCTGCGCGAGCTCATCCGCGACGTGCTCACCGACGGCGACGCCGCATCGTTCGAGTACGTGCTGAACTGGATGGCCTTCATGTTCCAGCACCCCGAGAAGGTCGCGGAGGTCGCCGTCGCCTTCAGGGGCGCGAAGGGCACGGGCAAGGGCACCCTGGGGCGCGCACTGGCCAAGCTCGCCGGGGCGAGCGGCCTGCACATCGCCAACCCGTCGCAGCTCGTGGGGCGGTTCAACTCCCACCTGCAGAACTGCATCCTGCTGTTCGCCGACGAAGCGTTCTGGGCCGGGGACAAGGCGGGGGAGTCGGTACTGAAGGCGCTCGTGACGGAGCCGACGCTGATCTACGAGGGCAAGGGGCGCGACGCCGTGATGGGCAGGAACCACGTCCACATCATCATGGCGTCCAACAACGAATGGGTCGTGCCGGCCGGCATGGACGGCGAGCGCAGGTTCGCGGTGTTCAACGTCAACGAGCGGCGGCGCGGCGACAAGGCGTTCTTCGACGCGCTGAACCGCCAGCTCGACGGGGGCGGACTCGCCGGGCTGCTGCACGACATGCTGGCGCGCGACCTGGGCGACTGGCACCCGCGCGACAGCGTCCCGCAGACCGAGGCGCTGACCGAGCAGAAGCTCATGAGCCAGGGACCGGAGGAGTCCTGGTGGGACGGGCTCCTGGAGGCCGGACGCCTGCCCCACTTCCTGGGCGACCTGCCCTGGCACGAGGAGGCAGTCGAGGTGGACAAGGACGAGCTCCACGCCGACTACGTCGCGCACGCCAGGATGCTCGGCGTGAGGCCGAAGACGAAGGCGGGCCTCGGCATGGTCATCAAGAAGAAGGCCGGGTTCGGTGACAGGCAGGTCGTTTCCCACGACTGCCGCAAGACATGGCGCTGGGTACTGCCCAGGCTCGCCGACGCGAGGGCCATCTGGGCGATGCGCCTCGGCCGCGACTGACGACAATCTCAGCCACGGTCCGAGCGACGGCCGACCTTCCGTGACGGTGGGTCGGCCGTTTTCTCTTTCCGGGTCATGCGCTTACCGAACCGCAGCACGGTCTACCGAGCACACAAGCTCGTTTCGCGTTCGGCCGAGAAGCGAGCCCGGAACTAAATACCTAAATGCTAAATAGCCCGGCTCGGCATTTGGCATTTAGGCATTTAATTTCGGAGGCCGTTTCTTAACTAATCTTATTTTTAGTCTGTGAAGTCTATGAAGAGTAAGAAAGAGCAATAAAACCAAGGCTTTTCGGAGCACGGACTTACCTCGGCAGCACGGACAGCGTCCGTGACGCCGACGCCCCTTGATGGTGTGACCTGAGCCTGGCCGAGCGCGGCGGGCGTGGCGGCCGATGCGGGGAAACGCGCCGGGTCGTCCTTCCGACTGTGAGTGCCGTGTCCCTCGCGCGCGAGGACCGTTGCCCCGACACCCTGGCCGAGCGCGCCACCTAATCGTGCATCGGATGCTCCGAGGGACCCAAGTCGCTGATCCGACTGCTTGAACGATGGCGTGCCTGCGCGCGTAAGCACGACACGATCACGCCGTAAGCCACTTTTCCATGGAGACGGCGACGTGCAGTCCATCCCGAACACCTTCACGCCCGAGCGGCGCGAGCTGTTCTTCCAGGTGCTGGAGGACACGTGCTCGCCCAAGCAGGCCGCGGCAGCGGCGGGCATCAGCAGGCAGACGGCCTTCTACCACAAGGCCAACGACATCGAGTTCCGCACGCGGTGGGAGAAGGCGGTCGAGGTCGCCCTCGACTCGCTGCTCGACGAGGCGTACAGGCGCGCCGCGCTCGGGTACGACGAGCCGGTCATCCACCAGGGGCGTCTCGCCACCACCGCGGACCCGGCGACCGGAGAGGAGAGGCCGCTCACGGTGCGCAAGCACAGCGACAGGCTCCTGGAGGTGCTGCTCAAGTTCCGCTACGGCGAGCAGATGGCGGACAGGCTGCGCGTCAAGGTCGAGGACACCGGCCTGTCGGCCGACGCCCTGCTGGCGATGCCCGCCGACGAGCGCGCGCAGCTCGTGGCGCTGCTCTCCAAGTACAACGCGGCGCGGCCGCACGACGAGGACGGGGACGATGAGTGACAAGCTGACGGTCGCCGAGGCGCTCGCCAAGGCCGAGCAGATCGACGTGATGCTGGGCGCGATCCAGGCGACCGCGCCGGACGCGGTCGCGGCGATGGGCGGGCGCGACGCCCTGGCCCGGCGCAGCGAGATGACGTGCCTCGGCCCGGTGCCGCGCCTGGACGCCGCGGAGTGGGAGCGCATGTCGCTGGAGTACGAGGACAGGCGCGAGCATGGCAGCGTCAACAGGGGGCACTAACGGGCACGCGGTCGCGGTCGAGGTGGGCGGGGTGCGATACCCCTCCGCCAGATCGGCGGCCCAGGCGCTCGGCGTCAGCTCCAACACGGTGGTCCGCCGCTGCCACAGCCCAGGCGTCGCCGACTACCGCTGGCTCGGCGCGACGCCGGGCAGGCGGGCGGTGCACGACCCCGCCGAGGTGCGGATCGCCAGGCAGCTCGTCGAGCCCGCGCGCTGGCCGAACGACGGCGGCGCGCGACGCGCCCCCGTGATGGACCCCAACTATGACCCGCCCAGGGTCGTGCGCCGGGTCGGCTGGCTCCGCTGCATGTGCTGCGGGCGATCCCACTTCTCCGAGGACGTGGCCCGGGCGCGCATGTGCCTGGACTGCGGCGGCGCGGGCGGGATGCCCACCGGGGCGCGCCCGGACGGGGACGACTGACTACCCGTCGGAGGGCGGGGCGGGCCCAAGCCCATGAACCGCAAGCCGCCGCGACGGCGGCGATATCGAGGGAAACACGGTCGGAGAACGATGGCGTTCGTCGCCCACGCTCCCCGACACATTGAACGCATCCGGTCAGCGCATTGGCGCGCAGACCACCCCGCGGCTGGGGACGCGCTCGTGACAGGCGACCGGAGGACCACAACCCACCGGAGCACACGAGCCATGAAGATCACCCTCAGCGACACCCAGCTACTCAGCCCGCAGCAGATCGGCGAGCTCGCGTCCAACCTGGACGCCATCCACACCCGCGTCCTCAAGGCCGTCGAGCGCCTCAACAAGGACGTCGCCGCCAAGAAGAACGAGATCGCCTCGCGCTGGAAGAACGCGCCCGGCGTCGGCGCGGGCGAGCTGGCGCGCTTCGCGCAGAACGAGACCCTCGCGGCCGTCCGCCAGATCAGGGACAACAGCAAGGCCGAGCTGGACGCGCTGCTCAAGCAGGCGGGCGCCCCGCACGCGCAGCTCATCGCGCAGAAGCCGTTCTACGACTCCCCGGCGAAGGTCCTCGCCCGCGCGGCCCTGGGCGACCCCAAGCGCACCGAGTACCTCCAGCAGCTCCAGCACGCCGGCCCCGCCGAGCTCGGCCACATGGCCCAGGTCGCCGTCGGCACGCGCAACCTGGCCCTGGCCTCGGCGGTGCTGTCCCTGATCGACCGCATGCCGTCCAAGGACCGCCCGGTCGGCCCCGTCGAGCTGGCCACCGCCATGCGCATGGACGACTTCCTCAAGGTGCAGGAGTACGTGAAGCTGGGCGACGCGCGCCTCCAGGGCATCCTGGTCACCATCCGCGCCTGGAACGCCGGCAAGGCCAACCCCATCAGCTCGATCCAGCTCGCGATGCGCGAGCGGGACATCGACCACGAACTGATCGGGGGCGGCGATGAATAAGCTGGCCCACTACTCGGCGGACCACCCGGTGGCGATCGCAATCGCCGGGCTGGTCTGCGCCCTGCGCACGGGCCGAGACCTCCTCGCGTCCCTGGCCGAGCGGGCCGAGGCCGCGGGCGTCCGCCCGTACTCCGACTACTTCGACGACGCGGCGCGCCTGGCGGGCATGCCGTACTGCCGCGCGCTGGACCTGTACGTGGACCGCGCCACGAAGCGCCGGGCCGACCGACTTGGCTACCACCAGGCGCACCTCGCGCTCTGCTCAGCCTGACCGGGCAAACCCGGCCGGGTTGGTTAGGTGCGCAGAGGGCAACGGGTGGCCCGGCCGTGTTTCGGAGGGGATGTCCCAAGGGCATCCCCTTCTTTTTCATGGGCTTACGGAGCGCCGCGCCCAGACAGCCAGTTGGAGGGCCTGACGCCCCACAGGGGGCTCCCGGATTGAGGGAACCGCGACCTAATGACCCTGCGGCCCAGCAAACCAGGAGCGATTCGTGACCAACAAGCCCAGCACCGAGAACGCCAGCGCGTTCCTCGCCAAGAACCTCACCTTCCTCGCCCGCGTCCACGGCGTGGACCTGTACGAGCACCCCGAGCTAGGCGACGAGTCGCCACTGATCGCGATCACGGCGGACGGCCGGAAGAAGCGCACCGACCATTGGGAGGTTCCGTCGCAGGACGACGGCACCGACCTCAAGACCCTCTGAGGAGCGAAAGCCATGAAGCTGGAAGACATGCCCACCAAGGAGCTGCTGGACCTGCACAACCGGATCGCCGATAAGCCGGCGGGCCCCAAGACGTTCGCGACACGAGGCAAGCTCGTCGCGCGGATCGAGCAGGTAGCGGCCGACAAGAACATCGACCTCGCCTCGTTCGGGCAGCCGAAGAAGCCCAAGGCGGCCGAGCAGCGCGCACAGCCTCGGGCCGAGCTCACCGAGGCGACCGAGGTGACCGAGAAGAAGCCCCACGGCAAGGGCATCGGCGCGCTTGCACGCGCGATCCTGATGGACCCGACGGGCTACCCGCACGCGCTGGTGGCCGAGATGGTCAACGCTCAGATCGAGGGCGCGGCGGCGACGCCCAAGTCGGTGCGCTGGTACGCCAACGACATGCGCAAGAAGGGCATCGAGGTGCCGCCCCGTCAGAAGCACCACCCCGCCGACATGGACGAGGAGCAATCGGCCGAGGCTCTGTCCACCGTGCGCGTGGTCGAGCCCGCGCCGTCCGACGGCTGACGCCGTTCTCCTGCCGTGTACGAGAAAGGGCCACCTTCGCGGTGGCCCATTCTTTTCATCGCCTTATAAGCCATCGCGCACCGACTGCGGATCAGGAGGCTTTCCTCTTTGCCTTCTTCCTCGGATTCCTCGCAGCTGGCTTCACGTCAACAGACTTGGACTTGCGGGCGTCGTATGCCATGAGCGCAGTCGCCCACGCGCGCTGCGCGATGGTCCTCGCCTTTGCCTCGTCGTAGCCCTCGAAGCCGCGCAGGTAGTCGGTCAGCGCGAACTCGGGCCAGAAGAAGAACCCGTAATTGGTCGAGAGGTCTACGTACGCCTTGTACCACTCGTTCAGCTCTTTATCGATGCTGCCGGAGTCATCGGGTTCCAACTCGTGCTGCGCCGTCGCCTCGCCCACGTCCTTCTCGACGGCGTCGTAGAGCTGCGCGACTTCGTCGTCATCCACGCTCTGCACTGTCAGCACCTCAGCATTGATTTGCTTCCAGGCCGAGACGATTCTCTCGCGCGAGCCTTCCCAGTTCAGCAGGTCGAAGGCGACGGCGTTCAGTTCGCTCTGTGCGAAACGGTGCAGGCTGCTGGGGTGGCGTAGCGGCCGGGTGTAGGCACTCTTGTTGATGCTCATTTTTCAATCCTCTTGGTCAGTTGATGGATGCCGGGCGTCCCCGGCGTCATCGCGCGATGGAGAGGAGTCTGGTCCCCCGTCAACAGAAAAAACATCATCATTTGCAGGCGCTACGCGGCCTCGCATTCGTTGATTGACGGCGCGTCCGCGGACGTGGTTGCGAGGCGAGGAGGCCACGTTCCCGGCTCGTGCACGAGGCCGAGCGCGTCGAGGATGTAGCGCGACGCCTTCTCCTGATACTCGCGCAGGTGGTCGATCGACGGGTGCAGGTAGCCCATCGTGACGCCACCGCTCGACGCGCTGTGGTTCAGCAGGAATCGCAGCTCCAGCAGCGGCACGCCAGCCTGCAACGCGAGCGACGCGTAAGCGTGCCGCAGCGCGTGGCCGGTGAGGTCGCCCAGCTCGTGCTGCTGGACCTCTGCAACCCGGCCCGACGCCGAGTCGGCCGGGAACAGGTAGGGCGTCTTGCGCCTCACGCCGTCCGCGTTCGCCTCGCGGTGGGCGAGCAGGTCGGCGAGCGCCGACGACAGCGGCAGGTCGAACTTCTTGGACGAGCCGCCCTTCGGGTTCGGGACGTGCAGGCGGCCGTCGCCTAGCTCCGCGCGCCTCGCCTCGCACGACGCCGTCCGGCGCATGCCCGACAGCAGCATGAACAGCTGGAGGTCGCGTCGCACGGGGTTGCCCAGCGACAGCACCGCCTTGCCCCACGCCCTGAGCTTGTCGGGGCTGGCGTCCACCTCGCGGCGGCGCATGCCGTTCATGTCCACGTTGCCCACCGGGTTCGGCGGCAGGTCGGGGAACTGCCGCAGGGCGCGGTTGTAGACCGAGCGAAGCACCCGCATGACGTTGTCGCCCGAGGTGGCGCCGCTCCTCTCGGTGATCCGGCGGTGGCGCTCGCGCACGCCTTGGCGGTCCGAGCCAATCTCGGCCAGCGGCCTGTCGAGCCAGTCCTTGAGGTAGTAGGTGACGTGGTACTCGTAGCCGCTGCGGGTCTTGTCGGCGAGGCGGCGCGAGTTGAGGTGCAGGTCCAGCGCCTCCCGCAGGGTGATGCCGCGCGCCCGGGCCTTGCGGCGCTCCTCGTTCGGGTTGGTGCCGCCCCGCATGCCGACCAGCGTCTGCCTCGCGAGGTCGCGGGCCTGCTTGGCGTCCATCGCCGGGTGGTCGCCCAGCTTCGTCCGAACCTGCCGGCCGTTGACGAGCGACTGGACGTAGAAGCTGCGCTTGTTGGCGGTGACGATGAGGTAGAACCCCCTCATCTCGGTGTCCGCGTGCAGGATGCTCTTGCCGCGCTCGGGCGCGGGGGTGCGCTCGACGAGCGCCTGGGTGATCTTCGACTTCATGCTGGCTCCGTGGGTTGAGGTCACGGCGCGAACACGCTTTTGCACCACAAGGTGCCGTGTTCAATCGGGCCGTGTGTGCCCCGTAAAGCCATTAAGTCGCAGTGTTATCCTCTTGTAAGCCGCCGGCAGACCTTCCGATTCCAAATCATGGCAAGCCTTGCACTGCCTGACTTGTAAGCGGTAGGTCCCCAGTTCGAATCCGGGTGTCGGCACCATCCCCTGCATGCGCTGTTGCAGCGCCACAGTTACGAATCGCGAACCCGGCTAGACTCTGCGGCCTGTCGATTGCCGTGAAG